TCGGCGAGATCGCCACCAGGCGCTTGCCGATCTCGGCGGCGGTTTCCTCAGGCACCAGATAGCCGCCATCGGGATCGGAGCCGATCGACATGGCCTTGGCCTCGATACGCCGCAGGCCCGCGTCCTCGCCGCCGCGCATATAGGCCGAGAAAGCCTGCCGGTGCTCGGAAGGGCCGGCGGTGGCGGGACCGGCGAGCCCCGGACGGCGAGATTTCAGCACGAGCTGGTCGAGCACGCGCTTCTGGCTGTCGAGGGCGGCGCCGATCCGGTTCATCTTCTCGACGGTAACCGTGTCGGGGCCGACCGCACTTTCGAGCTGCGACAGGCGTTCGTCATTGGCTTCGCGAAACGCCTCGAAGGAACGCATGAATTCGTCGAAGGCGACGGCGACGTCCTCGCCGGCCGTTTTCGTCTCGGGCGCGGCGACGGGATGGATGGCTTTCATCGAAAGCTCCTCTTGTCTTCGGGTTGACGGAGTTGGCGGGCGGCGAGGCGGAACCTCGCGGCCAGTTCGCCGGCTTGGCCGCCGGCGGCATCGCGCGCGCCGGCGAGATTGGCGTAGCCCCTGGCGATCACGTCCCGGGCTTCGCCACGCGTCAGCCCGGCGTCCCGCACGAGCCAGCGTTCGAATTGTCGGATGGTCGGCCTGCCTTCCGCCGGGCGCGTCGACTTGACGGCTTCGATGCGGGCTCCGGGTTGCATCGGAAAGGTGACAACCGAGATTTCCCAGAGATCGGCCTCCAGGATGCGGCGCACGCCCGCCCTGCCGGCCGAGGCGCGCACGGTCTTGAATCCGATCGACAGACCGTCGATGGCGCCGGCGCGCATCAATTCGTGCACCTCGCGGCCGCGTTCGGCTGCGCGCGTCAGTCGTCCGACGACATGCAGTCCGCGGCTGTCCTCGACGATCGAGGTCCATACCCCGATCGGCTCGTCGGGATTGTGCTGGAACAGCATGCGGATGCCGGCGGCGCCGCGCTCGGCAAGCGAGCGGGCGAACGCGCCGGGCATCACCATGTCGTTGCCGAGATCGCGCTGCGAAAAGACGCTCGCATATCCTGAAAACGTGCCGTCGAGGCGGACGCGCCCGATTGCGGCGGGCGCGAATTTCCGCTCGCGCTGCCAGGGCATGGCGGCGTGGTTCATGGTCGGTCTCCGGATTGCGCGGATCAGGCTTGCGGGCGGGCGATACGGTCGGCGAGGCGGGCGAGGACGCCGAGGCCCCACCAGGCGCAGAGGCTCGCCGCCGCCGCGCCGGTCATGGTGATTTCGAGGCGGCTAAGTTCGCCGCTCACTCCGAGATACTCGGCGATCTTCAACCCGGCGGCCGCGCCGAACACCATGCCGGCGGCAACGCCGGTGAAGAAGCGCAGCGCCGCCTCGCGCCGGCCTTTCGGCAGCACATAGGCCAGCGAGATCGCCGAGCCCAGCACCGCGCCGGCGAATTTTGCCGCCAGAAGCCAGAACGCTTCGGCGGGAGGAGCAAGACTCATGTCAGTACGGTCTCGGGTTCTCGTGCGGATGCACGCCGTCGGAATTGCCGGCGGGAACGCGCGGCTGGTTGGGGCGGAAGGCGCGCTTCAGCCCAAGCCGCTCCGGTCCGGGCATCGGTTCGGGCGCACTTTCGTCCAGCGGATCGTAGCCCGCCGCCGCGCGTTTCTCGTCGGCGGTGAGGAAATCGGCGGCGATCAGGCGTCGCCACAGCGCGCTGACATTCTCACGTCAGTCGCCGGATTTAGTGCCTATTTCATCTGTTCCCACCATTTGTACCCGCGCTCGTCGACGATCTTGAATGCCACTTCATTGCCTTTGTCGGTGGTTTGCAGCGAGGGACGGATTGCTGTCCGATAGTCACCTGTCGCCGTCGTCCAAATCGAACCTTCTATATCAAAAACGAATAATTCTTCCGGCGTTTTCAATATTTTCATAGCTTCCATGGTATTTATCCACTTCACATCGTCATTTTTCCAATCGTCCAGTGCGAATGTTACCATTTCTTCACGAAGCAATTCTCGTACTGCCGCAACAAATTCCGCAACCTCGCTTGCCGCGCCTGAAGGTTTTTGAATCGCGTTGATCAGGTTATAAACATCCTCATATTGAAATTCTTCCATTTCCCCCAAGATACGTTGAGCCGTTTCCGAAAGCTTGCTCATTGGAAAAACTTGTTAATCCTTGTCGGGAATCGGGATCGGTGCTCCCCAACTCCCATTGCGAGGTTGGTAACGATAGTATTTCCTGAAGATATGCTTCCCATCTGGATCGGGCCGCTTACGGCGCCTGGGTCGTTCCATGATTCGGACTTGTTCGCCTGTGGCCAGGTTTTCATAGATCAATCCCTTCCCGCGCGCCCGAGACTTTAATGTATATCCTTGGTTATGCAACTCCTTGGTGAAACGCGGCCCGCCCCACGCTGGATTAAAACCCGGGATTGCATCGCGGGTCAGGTCGTCATACCTTTCCCGCGCCTGGCGGGCGACCGATTCCAGGTGTTCGATCTCGCCCTCGATCGTCTCGTACATGCTTGGCTGCGGCCGCCAGTCAGGATCGAGTTGGCGCAGCCGCGAACTTTCCGGCGCGGCGCGACCCGAGGCAACCGCCAGGCGGGCCTCCTCAGCGGGCGTGGCGTTCGGATAGCGCGCCAGCGAACCCGGCCGGGTGCGCCGATTGGCGACGCGGACGATCTCGGCCTCGCCGGCTCCCCCGCCCCCGCCATCCGTCCACTGCCCGCCGTCGGAATTGCCGGCGGGAACGCGCGGCTGGTTGGGGCCGTAGGCGTATGATCCGGCGATAGGATGAAACGGATTGATTTAACCGGCGGGCGGCAATGCCAGCCGATCATTTTTTCTGTATCGGCTTGCCACCATGCACACGCGTCAATGCCAGAAGTTGGCGTGAAACCTTGTTTGCCCGCTCCGAATCGCCTGGCAGGCCCATCTGCAGTCTTTCGATTTCCAACAAGACCTCTGCGATAGCGACTTCGGCTCCACTGCTTTGAAGCGCCGACCTGACGCGTGGAACGTAGTTGTCATACTCGTCCGCCGCCTGCGGCACACCGAGAACGCCGATTCGGGTCCCATTGCGACAAGAGCATTTCCCGAATGCGAATTGTCAGTGGATCTCCAACCATTCGGCGGCTCTTAAACGTATTCCGCATAGCGTTTCCAGCAGGTTCAGTGCCCGGCTGTCCTATCGGTAACGCCCGCTTTCTGAGATCTTCGCGTCGATTTCCTGTTTCAATTCCGGGTGTGCGGACAAGGCTTTGTTGGTGAGAGCCACGCCGACAGAGTCGATGGCTTGCGCGATACCGCGAGCAAGTTCGCGATATTCCGCATCCGGGCACTGCTTGCGAATTTCAGGCAAAAGATTCTGCAGGTCCGCCGATATTCGAAATGCGGTCCGCACCAGATCGCGGGCGAGATCGATTTCCATCCATGTCATTCCCTTGGTCAGCGCCCGAGACAGGCGTTCATGCATTTGTGGAAGTCCCAGAGGTTACGATCGCTGTCTGGCGGTTGAAACCGTTCCAGCAATGGGTAGCATAGATCGAGACATTTCCCGTAGCGGTCCGGGCCATCGGCTCCTTCCAGTTTCCTGAATGCCGACAAAACCCTCCGAACTGTCGGCTCGTCGCGCGGGTTCGATTCTGTCGAATCCCCTCCCCTGCGCCGACTTCCGCCGTTCTCGCTTGTCCCGCCGCCATCCGTCCACTGGCCGCCGTCGGAATTGCCGGCGGGAATGCGCGGCTGGCTGGCATCGAAAGCGCGCTTCAGCCCAAGCCGCTCCGGTCCGGGCATCGGTTCGGGCGCATTTTCGTCCAGCGGATCGTAGCCCGCCGCCGCGCGTTTCTCGTCGGCGGTGAGGAAATCGGCGGCGATCAGGCGTCGCCACAGCGCCTCGCGGTCGCCGGCCAACGCTTCGATGCCGTCGCGGTTGAAATCGAGGCGCAGGTCCTCGCCGAAATGGGCCGAGAGCCATTGCCCGAGACCCGAGGCGATGCGGGCGGCGAGCGGCAGCGCGGTGTTGCGCCACAGCGCGCGGCTCGCTTCCTGGTAGTTGGCGTAGGTCAGGTCGCCCGGAATGCCGAGCAGCATCGGCGGCACGCCGAAGGCGAGCGCGATGTCGCGGGCGGCGGCGTTCTTGGCCTCGATGAAATCCATGTCGCGAGGCGAATAGGCCATCGGCCGCCAGTCGAGGCCGCCTTCAAGCAGCATCGGGCGGCCGGCGCGGGCGGGGCCGCCATAACCGTCCTCGAGTTCGCGCTTCAGGCGGCCGAATTGTTCGTCGGTCAGGTTGCCGGCCTCGGCCGCGGCATAGACGAGCGCGCCGGACGGTCTCGCCGAATTGTCGAGCAGCGCCTTGTTCCAGCGACAGGCGGAATTGTGGATGTCGAGCGCCATGCGCGCCGCCTGGAGCGGCGGCATGCCGCTGATGTCGTCGAGCGGGGAATGCATCGCCAGATGCAGCACCGGCGCGGGCTCGGCATCGAGGAGGAAGCGGAGCTTGCGCTCGCCCTCGCCGTATTCGTAGGCCTGCGGCCAACCGTCCGCACCGCAGACGACGCGGACGCGGTCCGGCCGCAGCAGGTGCAATTCACGCGGCGCATTTTCGACGGCGGCCGCCTGCACATAGGCGTTGCCCGAGACCAGCAGATGGCTCGCGAGCGTATCAAGGAAATCGGCGCCGGAGCGGCCGGGCGAAGGCCGGGCGAGCAGGCCAAGCAGCGGATGGGCGAGAATCTCCGACTGACCCTCGTAGAGCAGGAAGGGGAGCGAGGCGATCGCCTCGGCGATCATGCGCACGCATCGATAGACGACCGGGTTGCGCTGGTAGCCCTCGCGGGCCAGCGCCGGTCCGGACAACGCGGTCCAGTTCGCCTCGCCAAGGGCGTGCAGCGCAAATACCGACTTTTGCTCGGCCGGCGCGGCGCGCGGACGCGCCAGGGCGCCACCCAGCCAGTGCAGCAAGGGATTCATCGTCACCATTCCGGTTTTGGTTGCCGTCGTCAGACGCCACGGACCCTGGGCAGCGCGCGGCGGCCGAGCGCCAATTCGCCAAGCGCCCAGACGAGAGCGTCGACGCGATCGGGCGATTTGCCCAGCGCCAGCCCGTCCGGACCGAAAGCGCACATTTCGTCTTCGAGTTCGGGGAAACGGCCGGCGTGGAATACGCGGCCGCTCTCGTAGAGCATCGCCACCGGCTCGGCGCGCAGCCATTTGCCGCGCCGTGCGGAGACGGCGCGAACGGGGACGGCGGGATCGGCATGGCGGATCACCGCGCGGACCATGTCGCCGCCCTGGTTCGTCTCCGCGACGAGGCAATCGGCCCCCAGCTCGCGATAGAGCGCGACGGCGCGCGCCGCCCATACGGCCGGCGCGGCAGCTGCGAGCGTGCAGTCGGCAAGCACATAGCAGTTCCCCTTGCCGTCCTCGCCCGCCGCGACGATGCCGCACGATGCGGCGTTGCGGCCGGCGCTTGCGGGCGGATCGACGGCGACGACGATGCGCCTCAGCGCGGGCGCCGCCGCGACACGGCGCGACTCGATCGCCTCGCGCCGCCACAAGCCGTCCTCACGATCCTCGATCATCTCGCCGTCGATTTCCTGGCGGCCGAGCCGCGTGCCGCCATAGCGTTCCGCCAGATGGTCGAGAAAACCCGGCGACAGGAAATGGCGATTGGCCTGTGTTGCCGCGCGCGTCACCGCGGTTTGGCGGTCGGCGAGAATACGCCCCAGCAACGCGATCGGTTTCGGCGTG